CCTGTGAGCCTGCCCACCTACAACAGCGTGCAGGTCGTCACGGGCTGCCGCGACTGCCCGTTCCGCGAGGTCACGGGTACGCGCAGCTACTGCGACCACCGCGACCACAACCAGGCCCTCAGCTACGTGAGCGGGTCGGGCGAGCCGGTGCCCGCAGAGGCGCCCGCCTGGTGCCCGCTCCGGAACGGCAACACGCTGGTCTGCCTGTCGCTGGGAAGCGGAGGAGGGTGATGGCCCGCGGACGCCACCAGCGCGGGGGTCAGTGGATACGGCCGGCGGCCCGGCTGGCCGTGTACCTGCGCGACGAGTTCCGCTGCCTGTGGTGCGGAGAGGCACAGCACGAGACCCCCGACCAGCTCACGCTCGACCACTACCTCACCCGCTCGGCCGGAGGCGGCAACGAGGCCGGCAACCTGGTGACCTGCTGTCGCAGGTGCAACAGCCTGCGCAGGGAGCTGCCGGCCCCGCGGTTCGCCCGACTGCTGCGCGGGCAGGGCATCGGACCCGACGAGCGGTCGTCGGTGCGGCTGGCGCGCGTCCGTGCCCAGATCCGGCGCAGCGTCAGCCGCCAGCTGGACTGGGCTCGGCGCATGCTGCAGGAGGCCGGCTACGAGCGCGACGGGAGCCGGGACCTGCGCACGATCGTGGACAGCTTCCGAGACATACCGACAGCGGCGAGGATGTCGTGAGGGGCCTGTGGCTCGGACTGGCGATGATGGGCGTGGGCACGTGGGGCCTCGTCATCTTCTTCTGGCAGGGGTACGTGTTCACCGTGCTGACCCTGGCTGGGGCGTACATCGTGTCGCACCACCTGCGCGAATCGGAACCGGATCCCGCAGACGAGGACGACCCAATACCGCCCATGCGCGTCCGGCGGCGCAGCGAGCTGGTGGTGGACCCTGCAACGGGCCGCACCCGCAGGAGGCGTCTGTGGTGGTAGCCAGCTCCAGCCCGACTGGGTTAGGGTGAGGGCATGGCGACCACTGCCCTCATCGTGCTGCTCCACCTGGGCCCCTGGGAGCTGACCCTGGAGCTGGGCCCGCCCGAGCGCTGCCGCGCCACCGTGTTCGCCTACCCGGGCGACCGCTACGTCGGAGGCGTAGCCCCGGCGCTGGGCCGCGTGCCGCGCGGAACGGACTGGCTGGTGGCCCACAGGTCGCTGCCACTGCGCTCCTGGGTGCGGGTCTGCCGCGGATCACGCTGCGCCTGGGCTCCGGTGATGGACCGTGGGCCCTACATGATGAGGATGGCGGACGGCGCCGTCGTGAACGCGGCGCACCTGCCGCGGGTGGAGCGGACCGGCCGGTGGCGCGGCTGCGTGGACCTCACCCCGCCGGTCGCCGCCAGCATCGACCTGCCGGGCCGGGGCCACCTCCGGGCCGGGCGGGTGGAGGTTCGTCCGCTGCGGCTGCAGCTGCGCCGGACGCCTGCACCAAGGCAGGAGGTCTAGGCGCGCCATGCAGGCGACCCATGCCTTTTCTGCGGTCCGGGACTTGCCTTTCCTCGCGACCAGGAGCTATGCTGCTGGCATGGACGCGACAGCCTTCGTGCTTGACCTCGGATCCGTGCAGCTGGACTGCGTGGCAGCCCGTGAGGTGGGCTGCGTGTGTCTGGACAGCTCCGGAGAACCCCTCAAGATGAGGGAGCTGTGGGACCTGCTGGTCAGCACCGAGACAGACCGCCTGCTGCCCACGGAGGAAGAGGAGCAGGGACCACTGCTGGCCGCGGTGTGGCTGGGCACCCTGGCGGCCATCGCCATCCAGGAGCAGCGCGCAGGGCAGACGTTCGACCTGCCGCGGGGGGAGTGGCGGTAGATGACGCTGAAGGTGGGAGGACAGCAGCGCCGCCCCCGCAGCAGCTTCCTCTACACGGTGGAGGTGCAGCGCCGCGAGGACTGCGGCCTGGCCACTGTGGTGGTGGACGTGGCCGACCCAGCCAAGTCGAGGCCCCAGGGCAGCAAGCAGCCCAGGCCCGACGACGAGGCCACTCGGCTGGCCGACCGCATGCGGCGCGAGCTGCGCGACTCGGTGGGCCGCATCCCAGTGCGCAAGGTCTACCGGGGCGCCTGGCACAGCCAGGTGGAGGCGCACTGCCGCATCGAGGACGCCGAGCGGGTCCGCGAGATCATCACGGGACTGGTGCACTGATGGGAGAGTTCACTGTGGAAGACGTCACCATCTTCTACGTGGACGAGCCGGTGCGCGACAGCCGCGGCGTGCTGGTGGACCTGAAGCCGCGCGCCACCTCGCTGGCCGTGGACATCGACGCGCCACCACTGCGCGGGCCGGCAGACTTTGATCCCGATGAGGTGGCCGAGGAGCTCACGGCCCGCCTGCTGGGAGGACTGGAGGCGCTGATGCGCCAGGCACCGAGGCCACGGAAGCAGAAGCGCACCGCCAAGACCCGGAAGCCCGCTCGGCGGGGCAAGGCTACGCAGTCGGCGCGCAGCCGCGCGCACCAGCGGAAGGTCGAGAAGGAGCGCGCCGCGAGGCGAGCCAAGAGGCGGGCCGCACAGGGCAGCCCGCGCAACAAGCAAGGGCGAAAGGGGACTGGCATGAAGGAGTTCGAGAAGTTCAAGCAGATGATCCTGGGAGACCCGCGCGACGTGGGTCCGGACATGCGACAGGTCATGGAGCGCATGCGGCGCATGGCGATGGAGTTCGGCGTGCCCGAGCGGGTGGTCGCCCGCTCGCGCATCGTCCGAGACGACACCTCCAGGCGCTACTACATGGAGCTGGACGGTGCGCCGCCCATCGAGTTCGACGACCAGCTGACCAACATGCGCTGGTCCAACGGCGGCATGGCCCGGGCGCTGGAGGCGGAGAACCCGAAGACCAGGGCCGAGCGACGCATCACCGAGCTGGAGACAGCGCTGAAGGCCAGCGTCGCTCAGATCAAGCAGCAGGACGAGTTCCTCCAGCGCCTCACTGCCAAGCCGCAGCTGGTCGCCCGCGTCTACGCGCTGGCCGACGACACCGGACTCATGGTGCTGCAGGGCAACCAGCTCATCCGGGTGGAGCGCGACAAGGACTTCGCCCCCGCGGCCGGCAGCCCGGTGCTGCTCTGCTCCGAGACCGGGCAGGTGCTGGGCCCCTACCTGGGAGCCGCCACCTCCGGCCCCACCGGCACCGTCACGGCGGTGCGCGTGGAGCAGGGCATCGCGGAGGTGGACGTGGGCGGTGAGAACCGATCCTGCCGCTGGTCGCCCAGCTCGCTGCCGCTGGAGGCCGGCGACCGCGTCTGCCTGGACGACACGCGCACGATGGTGCTCGAGCGCCTGGGCCGCGCCGGCAGCCAGCAGGTCCTCACCACCGAGGTCACCGTCACCTGGGACGACGTGGGTGGGCAGGAGGAGGCCAAGCAGGCGCTGCGCGAGGCGGTGGAGCTGCCGCTGGCGCACCCCGAGCTGTGGAGGGGGTACAGCCTGCCCCCGGCGCGCGGCTGCCTGCTGCACGGCCCGCCGGGCTGCGGCAAGACGATGCTGGCCAAGGCGCTGGCCAGCGCGGTCGCCGCCACTGCGGGCGGCAGGGCTGGCGGCTACATCTACGTGAAGGGCGCCGAGCTGCTGAGCATGTGGGTGGGCGCCACCGAGGCCTCCATCCGCGGCCTGTTCGCCAGGGCCCGAGCCTGGAAGGCCGAGACCGGTGCTCCGGCCGTCATCTTCCTCGACGAGGCCGACGCGCTGCTGAGTCGTCGCGGCAGCGGCGTCAGCAGCGACATGGAGAAGACCATCATCCCGACCTTCCTCGCCGAGATGGACGGGCTGGAGGAGAGCGGCGCCTACGTGCTGCTGGCCACCAACCGGCCCGAGCGGCTGGACCCGGCGGTGGTGCGGCCGGGCCGCATCGACCGGAAGGTCCTGGTGGGCCGCCCCGACGAGGCCTCCGCCGAGGCCATCCTGATGCTGCACCTGCGCAGCCGACCCATCGCGGGCGACGGGGTGGCGCAGCGGCTGGCCAGCCACGCCACGCGCACCATCTTCGCGGGGCCACTGCGTGAGCAGGTGAGCGGAGCGCTGTGCGCCGCGGTCGTCGAGCAGGCGGTCATGAGCGCGCTGCGCCGTGACCTCAGCCTGGGCAGGAAGCTGGCCGGCGGCATCGCCCAGGAGGACGTGGACGCGGCGCTGGCCGCGCTGGTGCGCGGCGACGAGGGCGCGCGGTCGGACCACGTGGGCGCGCAGCCCATCGAGGTGGCGTCCGGCAGCGGTGACCTCCACCTCCACGTGCACGCCGACCACGTGGGCGTGGTGCCCATGCCCGTCGGCGTGGCTGGCGGAGACTCGAAGCCAGACGGTGACCCGGAGGTGAACTGATGAGCCAGAGCCAGCGCAGGCCGGACGGTGCCCAGCCCATGCCGGGCACTGCCCGCCGGCCCAACCTTTCCGTGTGTCCGCCGAAGGTCGACCGCGCCGTGCAGATGCTCGAGCGGGTGCTGCGCGGCGAGTCCGTCGATCTGCGCGAGCTGCAGCGCGTGGGCGACCCGGTGTGCCCCCGCTGCGGCAGCCCCGACTGCCCCGGGGCGAGGGGGCAGCGATGAGCCAGCAGCGCAAGCCGTGGCAGCCGCCCGCAGCCCAGGGATCCAAGCAGCGGACCCTGCCCGGCGCCACCCGCCCGTCCGTGGGCGGGGCTGCGGGCCACGCCGAGCGGCTGCTCCTGCCGGAGGGCGAGCGGGAGGAGGCCGCCAAGCAGGCCCAGGACCAGAACCTCCCTCCGGAGGAGGCCCGGCGCCAGCAGTCCCGGGGGCTGCTGTGCGTCTGCGGCAGCTACAGCTGCGGCATCGGACCGTTCCGGGAGGTCTGAGAAACACGAGAGAGGACGGAGGGTTGCACCACCAGGATACACGTCAGCTCGGCGGTTGCCTTTTCTCGCGGCAGGACGTATGCTTGCGGGTAGAAAAGGAGCAACATCATGGAACGTAACGCTGTCACCGACCGCTTTGTCCTCGAGGCCCCCGGCGTGGCCGCCATCATGTGCGGCCAGTGCGCTCGTCACCGCGCCTGGTACATGGCCGCCGGCACCACCAACGACGCCGGCACCCCCGACCCGATGGCGGGCCGGTTCTTCCGCAGCGACGAGGACGGCGTGGACCACGAGCTGGACACCCCCGTCGCTTGTCACCAGTGCGGACACGTCCAGGCCCTGCCGCCGGCCAGCGCAGTCGAGGAGTTCCTGGCCCTGGATGGCGAGACGGAGCGCTGCGCCGACTGCGGGGCACCCGCCAGCGAGTGGCACGCCGTGGGCCCCTGCCGCGCGTGCGGCTCCAACTGGCCGGAGAAGTACGTCCTCCGCGCCGAGCGCAGCGAGGGCGACGCGGAGCCCCGCGTCATCGGCGCGTTCGACACGCTGCCCCTGGCGGAGGCTGCCATGGAGCAGATGGACGAGGCGGGCCAGTGGCCCGAGGGCTTCGATGCCTACGTCACGGACCCGTTCGGCAACCTCCTGTGGTACGACGGTGAGCAGGGCTGGGAGGAGGCGCTGTCGTGAGGACCAACCTCCACCCCGGCCCCTGCGCCAAGTGCGGCGCGTCCGTCCCGGCCCAGGCCGGCACCCTCCAGGGCCCGCCCTGGCGCGTGTGGTGCGCCGGCTGCCTGCCGCGCCCGGCCGAGCAGCCCGCCGTCGTGCGCGTGCAGCTGGTGGCGGGCGACCGCGCCGCGTTCGCCCCGACCGGCTACCTGGGTGGCGAGCGGTTCGGCGCCTACCGCGCGGCGCTGGGCCCGGACGCCCGCTTCGAGCCGACCACCAAGACTAACCAGCTGCGGCTGACGATGGTGGCTGCGGCGGTGAGCCGCCTGCGCGACTCCGGCTTCCTGCTGGACGTCGACCCGGACATCGCGGCGACCATGCAGGCGCGGGTGGCCGCTGCTGGCACCGACCGCGTGGCCGCCACCGAGCGTGCCCAGGTGGTGGACGCAGCCCTGCGGGAGCGGGGGCTGGCGCTGTTCCCGTTCCAGGCCGTCGGCGTGGAGTGGCTGGCCCCGCTGCGCGGCGCCGTGCTGGCCGACGACATGGGCCTGGGCAAGACTATCCAGGCGCTGACCGCCATCCCGGCCGGCGCCCCGGCCGTCGTGGTGGGCCCCTCCGTCGCCAAGGGTGTGTGGGAGGCGGAGTGCCGCCGCTGGCGCCCGGACCTGGAGCCCGTCGTCCTGAGTGGTCGCGGCTCGTTCCGCTGGCCCGACATGGGCGAGCTGGTCATCACCAACTACGACGTGCTCCCGACCCCCGAGCAGCTGGCCCAGCTGTCGCTGCCGGTCACCGGCACGGTGCTCATCGCCGACGAGGCCCACGCGCTGAAGGGCGACCCGCGCAAGGTGAAGCGGGCCGCCGCCTGGGACGCCATGGCGCAGGGCGCACGCGACGCGGGTGGGCGCACCTGGCTGCTCACCGGCACCCCGCTGCTGAACCGTCCGCAGGAGCTGTGGCGGATGCTGGCGGCTGCCGACGTCGCGGAGGAGTGCTTCGGCAAGTGGTGGACCTTCGCCCAGGTGATGGGCGGGGTGAGGGGCCGCTACGGCTACGACTGGTTCCCCGACCGCATCGACCGCGACGAGGTGGCCCGCCGACTGCAGCGCGGCATGCTGCGCCGCATGAAGGCCGAGGTGCTGTCCGACCTGCCGGCCAAGACCCGGCGCGACGTCTCCGTGAACGGCCTCGACCGGGAGACCCGGGCGCTGTGCGACAGCGCGCTGCGCGCCCTCGAGGAGCAGGGCATCGACTGGGACGAGGAGGCCGAGCTGGCCGAGGAGACCCGGTGCGGCGGCACCGCCTTCGAGCAGATGTCCGCCGCCCGCAGGGCGCTGGCCATCGCCAAGATCCCGCACATGATGGCGCTGGTCGAGGAGCACGAGGAGGCGGAGGTCCCGCTGGTGGTCTTCAGCGCGCACAGGGCCCCGGTCGAGGCGCTGGCTGCCCGCCCCGGCTGGGCCGTCATCACCGGCGAGACCTCCGCTGAGGAGCGCACGGAGATCGCCCGGCAGTTCCAGGCCGGCGAGCTGCGCGGCGTGGGCCTCACCATCCGGGCCGGTGGCGTGGCAGTCACGCTCACGCGGGCGTCCAGCCTGCTGGTGGTGGACCAGGACTGGACCCCGGCGCTGAACCTGCAGGCCGAGGACCGGGTCCACCGCATCGGGCAGCGCAGCGCCGTCACCATCACCCGTCTGGTGGCGGACCACGCGCTGGACCGGCGCGTCGCGGAGCTGCTGGGTGCCAAGCTCGCTCTCATGGAGGCCTCGGTGGACGCGGCCCGCACCCGCGGCAGCCAGCGCCCGACCCCGGCCCAGGTGGTCGAGGAGGTGGTGACCGACCTGGGCGTCGACACCGCCCGCTGCCGCATGCTGGCCGCCGAGCAGGCCGAGCTGGAGGCCCGCCTGGCCCAGCTGGCGGCGGAGGCCGAGGCAGCGGAGCGGGCCGTCGCCGAGCTGGAGCCCGAGCGGAGGGCCCAGGCCAAGGCGCGGCGGAGCGCCGAGCGGCGCGGCGTGAAGGTGGGGGAGGGGGGAGGGGTAGCCCCCCGCCGCGGGCCCCGCACGGCGCGCGAGTGCTGGGCAGCCCAGGCGCTGACCGCCCTGGCGGGCATGGACCCGGACCGCGCCTACGCCCGCAACGACGTGGGCTTCAACAAGGTTGACGGCGGGGTGGGCCACGCGCTGGCCGAGCGGCTGCGCGGCGGGCTGAGCAGCGTGGAGTGGGGGCTGGCGCAGGCGGTGTGCGCCAAGTACTGGCGGCAGGTGGGGCGGATGCCGGAGCGCGAGGCGGACGAGCAGGAGGTGCAGTCGTCGTGATCAACAGGTACGCAACCATCAAGCTCACCAAGCGGGACAAGGCTGCCGCTCGCGCGGCCTACCTGGACAGCAGCCAGGGAGTCGTGCGGAAGAACGGCACGCTTTGAATCATCCTCACCGTGGTGCGGTCGCACTTCAGGAAGGACAAGGACGAGATGAGCCCGCAGATGATCTACGCCGCAGGCGAGGGCATCGCCGCCTGGTTGGGCCTCAACAGCTGGATGGACGTGGTGGTGATGCAGAACCCGGAGAACGTGGAGCCCATGCGCAAGCTGCTGGTGGAGGCCAAGTGATGGCCTACAAGGTGGGAGACCGCGTCATCATCGCGGCGGACCCCAGTGGCGACCTGCGCGAGGAGCGGGGCACCGTGGTGTCGATCAACGAGGAGGGAGCCGTGCTCCAGAACGACCTATCCAACTGGGACCCGCGGCGCCTGAGGGGCCGCATCCTCGGCGTGCTGCTGGACGGCAGTGAGAACGCCGACGCCTTCACCTACTACGTGGGCTCCGACTGGGTGCGGCTGGAGCCGCCCTCGGCGTGACCATGGACGTGCGGGTCAACATCACCTATGGCCTGGTGCTCACCGGCACCGAGCTGCGCCTGCTGAGCCGGGCGCTGCGTTGGGCTGGAGGCGAGCAGAGCCGGCCGCTGAATGCCGAGGAGCAGGCGGAGTGCCGGCGGCTGCAGGAGCAGCTGATCGTCTCCAAGCACACACAGCTGGCCCAGCAGGCGGCGGAGGCCAAGAAGGCAGCAGACAACGTGAACGCGGGCAAGGGGGAGGACGATGGCTGAGCAGCTGGCACCACCCTACAACATCCGATGCGAGTGCGGCGAGGTATTCACCGTGTGGACGCCGGCACAGGCCAAGGGGGCCAAGTGCCCCAAGTGCGGCATCATCCATCGACAGGGGACCAGGAGGAAGTCGTGAGCGACGGACTGAAGAAGCGAGAGATCTTTGCGTGGACACTGTGGGTTGTGCTGGGCGGACTGTTCTGCTCGTACATGGTGAAGACCTGTGTGGAGGGCCGCGTCCAGGAGGAGCGTGCTCGCTACGAGTGCAAGGAGGGGCGATGAAACGCTACTGGAACATGACCGGCCCCGAGCGGGCCGCCCTCACCGAGGACGCCGTGCGCGACCTGCTGGCGGTGGAGCTGATGGAGCGGGGCGTGCTGCGCCCCAGGGAGCCCGAGCTGGAGGCGGTGCCCGAGGAGGTGAGGCTGCCCACGCAGACCGTGTACCGCATCGGGTACGGCTACGGCCACGACCTGGGCTTCGCGTTCCAGACGGCCGAGGCGGCGGAGTCGCTGATGAGCATGTTGCTGTTCGACGTCGCCAACGACTACGAGGCAGGCACCAACTACGTCGAGCCCCTGAAGGGCATGCGCGTGGAGTCGGTACAGCTGCCCACCAAGGAGGCGGTGGAGCACCACAAGCTGGCGCTGAAGGAGCGCAAGCGCATCGTGTCCTCCAACGAGGCGCGCACGCGCGAGTACCGCGAGGCCCTCAGCAAGGTGGAGAAGGAGACCACCGAGCTGTGGAGTGACTGGCGCGAGCAGCGCGACCTGGAGAAGCGACGCGCCGAGGTGCGCGAGACGATGGAGGGGTACGTGCGGCTCACCGGGGGCGACCGGGTGCTGGCGCGCACGTTCCTGGAGAAGGTGTACCCGAGGGAGCTGTGTGACGAGGCGCTGGGACCCGGGGCGAGGGTGGTGGCCGTGATGGACGTGAGCGACGAACGCCGCGAGAGCGGAGACGGAGGACTGCTGTGAGCGAGGAGAAGAAGAGGATCTGGACGATCTCGGTCTGGGCCGTCGAGGCCGATGACAAGCCGATGTACGAGGTGCCGGGCACCGCCCACGAGCTGCCGGTGGAGGCCATGGAGGTCCGCCACAACGAGACGAGGCTCAAGCTGCGCGGCAAGGTGCTGTGCGACGTCCACGTGCACATCGACGAGGACCGGGGCGCGCTGGTCGTCAACAGCCCGGACGGCACCCTCGTGGTGGTGCCGCACGCGGCCAACCAGTTCCACGTGAGGGTGAGCGACCGCATATGAGCCGCAAGCCATACCGCGTCCTGCTGAGCAGGGCGCACACCCTAGACATCGCGTTGCCCGCCCTGCGAGAGGCGGCCCGGCAGCTGCAGCAGCTGGAACGCGAGCGTGTAACCGTCGACCAGGAGATCGCGGAGCTGCTCGTCTCCATGGACGCGCACGAGCCGGGCAACGGTGGGTGGGGTCATCGCTTCAACTGGCTGCTGATGGAGCTGACACGCCAGATGAAGGACGGCAACGACCTCGACCCCAGCGAGCACGACCACGTGGGCACCAACCTGGCGCAGTGCGAGCGCTGCGGCCTGGCTGCCGAGATCCACCGCAGCGGCGTATCAGGTCGCGTGCACGTGGGGTTGGGGTCATGAGACTGGTGATGAACGTCGGGCTGCCCAGGACCGGCACGACGTCGCTGCGCCGGGCGATGACCCTCCTCGGGTGGCGAGCGCAGGAGGACCCGTACCAGGCGCGGCGCATGGAGCTGCTGCTGGCGGGGAAGGTCCGCGAGGCCGTGGAGGCGGACCTCGCCGACGGCTTCACCTACCTCAGCGAGCCCTACTACTGCCGGGCCCCCGAGGCAGTCGACGCGGTGCGCGCCCTGGGTGGGGTGGCCCTGTGCACGCTGCGCGAGCGCGAGGCCTGGCTCGCCAGCGTGCGGGCGCAGGGGTGGGCCCGGACGCCCCCGACCCCGATGCCCGGCTGGGGCACGCTCACCCTGGGGCCGCCGGGAGGGGAGTGCCTGCTGCGCCACGCCTGGCTCGGGTGGCCGCTGGCCGACCACCAGGCGCGGGCCGCGTGGTCCGAGAACTGGGTGGCCGCGTGCATCCGACTGAGGGCACCGGGGCTGCAGCTGTGTCAGGAGAGGCCGCTGCGGTCACCGTGGGAGCAGCTGATGGGCGTGCTGCGCGACGAGGGGGTGGAGGTCACCGAGGAGATGCTGGCGGCGCAGTGGGGCGCGGAGTTCCCGCACGAGAACAGGAGAGCGAAGTGAGCCACCTGCTGAACCCGCTGTACACCTGCCGCACCTGCGGCCTGGACATGCCCCCCGACAGGGTGGCGGGGCACGCGGCGCACCACCGCGAGCGACTGCCCGAGGAGGCGCGCGACCTGCTGCGGGCGCTGGACCCTGCCCAGGTGACCGTGCTGCTCGCGTGGTTCTGTCGCGACTGCGGCCGCTACGTGGAGGGCAGCCCACACGCGCCAACGTGCCCCACCCAGGCCAACCGCCTGGTGGCCAGCGAGACCGACCGACGCGTCATCGACCGGGCCATCTCGCGGGGCGACCAGCAGGTGGACACCGAGGGCAGGCCGTTCTCGCCCGACTGGGTGACCCACCCGGGCGCGCACATCCGGGAGATGATGGATGCGGTGGGCGTGGGGGTGGAGGAGCTGGCGGTGAGGGCCGGGATCGGCATCGTGCAGCTCGAGGGGCTGCTGCGCGGCATCACCGAGCTGACGCCGGAGGTGGCGGAGGCGGTGGCCCAGGTGCTGGCCACGAGGAGCAACCGACCCCTGGCCAACTACGTGAGCCTGCTGCTGCGCCTGGAGGAGATGTTCCGCCAGGGGCTGGCAGCGGGCAAGGTGTGGCACGAGAGGCCCTTGTGACCAGCGTGGAGGTGCGCGACGTGGTGGTGGGCCTGCGCCGGCACTACAAGGGTGGGTGGTACGTGGCGCTGGAGGTGGCGCCCGTGCGCCGCAACCCGCAGGTGGACGTCTACGTCCACGTCATGGAGGGCCGCTTCAGCGAGCAGCGCGAGTGCTCGTTCTCGCTGGTGGTGGACGCGGCGGGGCAGGTGGCGGTGTACCCGCACACGTCTCGGTACCAGGGGGCGGAGGGCGAGGTGATGGTGGTGTACTACAGCCTGGCGCGGCACCAGGTGTGGGCCCGGCCGCTGGCGATGTTCGAGGGGCGCGTGGAGGTGGACGGCCGCAGCGTGGCTCGGTTCGAGCGGCCCAGGTCGGGGGACCTGGTGGCGACGCCGTGACGGGCCAGTGGGCTCTGCAGCGGGGTGGTGGTGGACTGGCGGGCTACCGCATCACGGGGGAGTTCCCCCTGCTGGGGGCGGACGGCGAGTGGCTGCGCACGGAGGCCGTGGCGAGCCCGTGGCCGGCGCTGTTCCGGGCCATGGACGACGTGGAGCCCATGAGCCTGGTGCAGGCCGAGGGGCGTGCGCTGGAGGCCACGGTGCGGGTGCGGTGCTTCGCCCTGGTGCGGCTCGCATGCTGGCCGTGGCTCGTCTACGCCGAGGAGGTGGCCCAGGGCACCATGGAGCGGTGGATGCCCAGGCTGCTGGCGGCGGCTGAGCGGGCGCGCAGGGAGGGGCGGTCGGTGGCGACGCCCCGGTGGGTGGAACTCTAGGGGGCCCCAGGGGTGGCGGGTCGGGGCGGCAGGAACTGCAGCCAGGCCGTCCCCCTGAAGGCCAGGTGCAGCGCGTCCCAGAACTCGGCGTCGTGGGCCGCCAGCGCATGGTACGTCTTCCAGGTGGCGCGCACCCGTCCGGGCACCGAGGTGGAACTCTCGCGGGCTGCGGCCTGCACCGTGAGGCCAGCCTGCAGCTTATGGATGAACTCTCTGGCCTGGTCGCGGGTCACGGAGCGCCATCGGAACGATAGGGGCATGAGGGTCAGTATAGCGCCGCCGACTCCGAGCGGGGCGGGCCGCTCGACCTGGCGCTCGACCAGCTCGACTTCCGGTTCGTGGATCTGCTGTGATCACGCGGGGAACTCGACTAGCTCGACTAGCTCGACACGTTTCAATCGGTAGGCCCGGGGCCGGCGGGGCGCTGGGGGCCCCTGTATTACTCTACTCTTCTTCTTTTAAGTAGAGAGAGTCAAGTATAGTAGTAACCCCGCGGCCAGCCAACCGAATCTCCTACTCTCTTGACGCTCGACCCGGTGACTTCGGTGGAGGAGGTAGGTCGAGGGGCCCACCGACTGGGCAGATGGGGGCTTGCCGGGCGACCCGTGGCTGGGCTAGGCTGGGAGCCGAGAGCCTCACCAAGTCTCCCGACACACGCGCCGACACACCCGTGGCTAAGCCTCCGTCCAGTGGCCAAGTACCCGTAGTCTCGAAGCCGAGCCGAGCGAACGTAGCCAAGCGCGACCCCGTGACGGGGCGGATCCTCCGCGCCCCCATCACCGAGAGGCGGAAGGCGGTGTTCCTGAAGCGCCTCGCCGAGACGGGCAGCATGCCGAGTGCCGCCAAGGCCGCTGCCCCGGACCCCGGCGAGGGTCGCATCGACTACAGCACCTGGGTGCGCCTCGCCCGAGAGGACCCCGAGTTCGGCGCAGCTGTCGACACGGCCAAGGCCGAGGCCCTGGCGAAGATCGAGGACGAGATAGAGCGCAGGGCCATGATGGCGTACCAGCGCCCCATCGTCTCTCAGGGCGTCATCGTCGCCTACGAGGAGCGCTACGACAACACCCTCCTCCTCAGGTACGCCCGCGCCCTGGACCGCTCCAGGTGGGGCGACAAGGTCCAGGTCGAGCACGTGGACACCGAGGGGAACGCCCGGGTCGACCTCTCGCTGCTGAGCGAGGAGGAGCGCCAGGAGGTGCGCACCCTGGTGGGCCGGGTGAACGAGATCATGGCCCAGGCGGAGGCGAGGAGGCAGGCGGCTGGGGAGGCAGTGCAGGCGGCCCTGGGGGCAGGGCCGGAACCGGCCGGCGTGGAGGTGAGCCCTGGTGTCACTCTCATGCCTGATGAGAACACGGATGGTTAGGGCCGTCCAGGCGAGGCGACCTAGGGGTAGTTCCCCTGACTCCCTCCCCCCACTACCCCTAGTTCCGTGTGGCTCGGCACGAGAGGACGGAGAGTTAGCTCGTGTCTTGGAGTCGCAGCTTACCATGGGGGAGGTCTTCCCCAGGCTGGACCTCCAGGAGCCTCGATTTGGACCCGAGGCTTACCTTATCTCGCGTAACCCCTGTGGAGGCGAGAGGGGTGAGGGAGACTCGAGGCGGCGCGAGAGACTCCAGGAGCTGTGTCCTGACGAGGGTACGGATACTTACGCGACGGTCAGGACAGGCTCAGGACAGGCGGGCGCGCGGCGGGGGTCGCGCGCAACACGGCGAGGGCGCAGGAGATTATCTTGTGTCGTTGCGGGATCTTATGCACGACGCGTCGCGTCGCGTGCTAAGGTCTCGGGATCGTTCAACATAAAGCGCTGTAGTTACGGAGGGATACGCAAAATCGTGGGAGCCCCCCCTCGATCCTGGGGCGGTGGCCGGCTCCCACCGACCGGCAAGCGAGCGACCCCCGGCCCCCACCCATGTAGGGGGGAGGGGGGAGGGGGTACCCCCCACCAGCTGCCAGCGTCTCCTGCCCACGCACCCGCGACCACCGGGGGGGAGGGGGGGCCCCTTGGCCGGTAAGGTCCGCCGCACACCCCCCGTCCGGGGGGACGGCCCCATGTCCCAGGCCAGGAGGACGGCGCTGCGCGGTGACGACCTGGTGCTGCCCTGGGACCCCGCCTCCCTGGCCGACGACCTGGACCGCCACGAGGCGGAGCGCTCCCTGCGCCGGTTCCTCCAGCTCGCCTGGCCCATCGTCGAGCCGGCCCGACCGTTCGTCCCGGGCTGGCACGTGGACGCCATCTGCGAGCACCTGGAGGCGGTGACCCGGGGCGAGATCACGCGGCTGCTGATCAACATCCCGCCGGGCTGCATGAAGTCGCTGCTGACGAACGTCTTCTGGCCGGCGTGGGAGTGGGGCCCGCGCGGCATGCCCGGCAAGCGGTTCCTCTCCTTCTCCTACTCGGTGGAGCTGACCGTGCGCGACAACCGTCGCTGCCGGCAGATCATCCAGTCGCCCTGGTACCAGCGCCTGTGGGGCGACCGCTTCCGGCTGGTCGCCGACCAGGACGCGAAGATCAGGTACGACAACGACAAGCGCGGGTACCGCATCGCGACGTCGGTGGCCGGCATGGCCACGGGCGAGCGAGGCGACCGCGTGGTCGTGGACGACCCGCACAACGTGAAGGACGGCGAGTCCGAGGCGGACCGCGAGGCCAAGGTGCTGTGGGAGCGGGAGTCGCTGCCCACGCGCCTGTCGGACCCCCGCTCGTCCGCCATCATCTTCATCATGCAGCGCATCCACGAGCAGGACGTCAGCGGCGACCTGCTCGCGCGCGACCTGGGCTACGAGCACCTGTGCCTGCCCATGGAGTTCGAGGCGGATCGCCGGTGCCGGACGTCCATCGGGTTCGTGGACCCGCGGCTGCAGGAGGGGGACCTGCTCTGGCCGGAGTACATGACCCGCGAGGTGGTCGACCGCGACAAGCGCGCCATGGGCGCCTACGCGGTGGCCGGGCAGTTCCAGCAGCGGCCCGCGCCTCGAGAGGGCGGCCTGTTCAGGAGAGAGTGGTTCGAGGTGGTCCCCGCAGCACCGGCCGGCGGCAGAGTGGTGCGCGCGTGGGACCTGGCGTCGTCCGACGGCGACGACGCGCCCTGGACCCGCGGCGTGCGGGTGCGCCGCCACCAGGGCGTGTACTACGTGGAGGACGTCGTGAGCCTGCGCAGCGGTCCCGGCGCCGTCACGCGGCTGCTGCGCGCGACCGCCTCGCAGGACGGTCACGGCGTCGCCATCTCCATCCCGCAGGACCCGGGCCAGGCGGGCAAGGCGCAGGTGAAGCACTTCGCCACCGAGCTGAGCGGGTACACCATCACGGCGACGCCGGAGACGGGCGACAAGCTCACGCGCGCCGAGCCGGTCGCGGCCCAGGCGGAGGCCGGCAACGTGCGCCTGGTCCGGGGACCCTGGAACGAGGCGTTCCTGGAGGAGGTGACCACGTTCCCGGCGGGGCGCTGGTCCGACCAGGTGGACGCGCTGAGCCGGGCGTTCGCGCACCTCAACCGCCGCGGCGAGGA